TGACGGCGCTCGGGTCTGCCTTCGCGATCCTCGCCTCGCCGCTCGCCCTGGTCGGGGCCGTGATTGTCGCGGTCGCGGGCGGTGCCGCGCTTCTCTATGCGAAGTGGGACGGCGTGTCGGCGTGGTTTGCGGATGCCCTTGAGGGGGTGCGCGCGTCGTTCGGGAACCTCGGGGCCTATGTCGGCGACGTGTTCGGCGCGGACCAGGAGGCGGCGCGCGCGCGGTTCCTCGCGGCGTGGGACGGAACCGGCACCGCTATCGGCGCGGTGTGGGCCGCGATCACGACGGATGCCAGCGCACGGATCAAGGCGCTCCTCGCGATCCTCTCGGGGCAGTTCTCCCTTGCCAATCTCTCGACGCTTCTCGCGAACCCGCTCGCCGCATGGGCTGCGGGGCTTTGGCCTTCGGTATCGGCGGCGTTCGCGCAGGGCTGGCAAAGCCTCAAGGCAACGCTGACGGGCTGGCCCGCCGAGCTGTTCGAGATCGGGCGACAGGCCGGGCAAGGACTGATCGATGGCCTCCTAGACATGCTGCCGGGGATCGAGCGCACCGGGGCCACGGCAGGGCGCAACCTGTCGCGCGCGGCCCGGTCCGAGCTTGGTATCCAGTCGCCGTCGCGAGTGTTCCGCGAGATCGGCGCGCAGGTGATCGAGGGTCTGCGCCTCGGGATCGAACAGACTGGTCCGGCAGCGGTCGCCGCAATGTCCGGTGTCACCGGGCAGATCGAACAGGTCGGCAAGACGACCGGCCCGGCGACGCAGGCGTTCCAAGGTCTGTTTCGGTCGATCCTGTCCGGGGCGCAGAGTGCCGAACAGGCGCTCGCGTCCATGCTCCAGACCGTTGCCTCGCGGCAGTTCGACGCCGCCGTCAACGTCCTGGTTGGGTCCGTGAATTGGGACGGCATGTTCGGCGGGTTCTTCGGCAACCTGTTCGGCAGCGCGAAGGGCAACGCCTTCGCGAGTGGCTCGGTCGTGCCCTTCGCAAACGGCGGGGTCGTGTCCGCGCCGACGCTGTTTCCCATGTCCGGCGCGCGGACGGGGTTGATGGGCGAAGCGGGTCCCGAGGCGATCATGCCGCTGTCACGCGGCCCGGACGGGCGTCTCGGCGTGCGCGCGTCCGGTGCTGGTGGCGCGTCTGTCAACGTCGAGGTGCATGTCCACAACGTGCCCGCCGACCGGCGAGCCGATGTGCGGACTTCGCAGGACGGTCGCCGGATCGACGTGGTGCTGCGGGAGGAGGTTCGGGACATGATCGAGCGCGGCGACCTCGACGGCCCGATGCGCCGGACCTTCGGCGTGCGTCGCATGGCAGCGGCGGGCCTCTGACATGGCCGCTTTCCCTGCAAGCCTGCCGAGCCTCGACCGTCTCGATCCCGGCGTATCCGTTGCGCCTTTCGATCCCGTGCTGCGCACGGCGATGGACACCGGCCCCGCCAAGACTCGCCCCCGGTTCACGATGCCCGATCCGGGGTCGTGGGCTTCGGTCGAGCTTGGGCACGGCGCTTACACCTTTGCCCAGGTCGAGGCGCTTCTCGCGTTCTGGCAGGCAAACGCGGCGATCTCGTTCACAATGTCCGATCCCGGCTCGGGCGACGTGGTGTCGTGGCGCTTCCTTGAGCCGCCGCGCTACCGCGCCAAGGGTGCGGGGAAATGGTCGGTCGCGGTGAAGCTGGAGCGGATGCCGTGAGGACCCTTTCGACGACCTTCCTGCGCGAGCTGGGCAAACAGGAGACCGCCGAGGTCGCCCTGTTCCTGGTCGAGCTGTCGCACGCCTCTTTTGACGCCCCGTTCCGATATGTCCGCAACTTCGAGGGCGTGACGTCGAACGGGGCGACTTACGAGGCCCGCGCGATGGACGTCACGCTGCCAGACGAGGAAGCCGAGCGGGTCCCGACAGTGCGCCTGCGGATCGACAACGTGGATCGCGGCCTCCTGTTTGCCCTGCGCGCGCTCGACGGGATCGTGTCCGTGACGCTGCGGCTGGTCCTCGCGTCGCAGCCGGACGTGATCGAGGTCGAGGTCGCCGGGATGGAAGGGCGGGCGATGGACTACAACGACGCAACACTGTCTCTCGACCTTGGGGTCGAGCCGATCCTCGACGCGGCGTTCGGGGTCCGCACCCTGTCGCCCTCGAACGCGCCGGGGCTGTTCTAGTGGCCTGGTCGGACGGATACGTCGGTTTCCCCTACCGCGAGGGCGGTCGCGGTCACGACGGGATCGACTGCCTCGGCCTGTTTCTCCTGGTGCAGCGCGAACAGTTCGGGCGGGCGCTGACCGATCCCGGCTGCACCGCGCCCGAGGCGGTTCGTCGCCGCGTGGTCGAGGGTGCGCGGCAGGATTGGGCCGAGATCGAGCCGGGCGCGGCGCAAGCTGGCGACGCGCTCCTGTTCAGGATCGAGGGGTATCCGCTCCACATCGCTTGCGCGCTGAACCCGGTGTTCATGCTCCACGCCGAGCGGGGGATCGGGTCCGTGGTCGAGTGCTGGACCGGGATCGCGTGGCGGAACCGTCTTGAGGGGGCGTTCCGCTATGTCGGGGAGTGACGTCGGCCTTGTTCGCGTGTCGGCGCGCGCGCACGCCCTTCGCGCCGATGCCGTGGCACGGCATTTTCCCGAGGGGCAGACCGTAGCGGATATGGCCCGCGCCTGCGGCCTCGACCCGCACGCGCCCGGACTGCGCGCCACGATCTCGACCGACCGTCGGTCGGCGGTGGTGCCGCGCGGCGCATGGCACCTTGTGCGCCCCCGCGCCGGGGCGTTCGTCGAGATCGCGCCGGTTCTCCGGGGGGCAGCTCTGGCCCCGCTGTTGCAGATCATCGTCCAGTCGGCGGCGGGTCCGCTGGCAAAGGCGCTCGGCTGGGGAGCAATCGGACAGGCGGCGCTGACGGTTGTCGGTGGCGTCCTGGTCAACGCCCTGGTGCGCCCGCCGTCGCAGCGGAACGAGACAATCGAGCGGGACGATCCGGTCTATTCGATCTCGGGCAGCTCGAACGTGATCGACAGATACGGGGTTTATCCGAGCGTATTCGGGCGGCACCGCATGTTTCCCAAGGCGACCGCGCGCGGATACACCGAGGCCGAGGGCGAGGACGTGTTTTTCCGGGGGCGCTGGACCTTCGGTCACGGGCCGGTCGCGCTTGACGATCTGCGGATCGGGACGACGCCGATCACCGAGTTCGAGGACGTCGAGATCGAGTTCCTCAACGTCGATCAGGCACGGACCGAGGCGGCGATCCCCGGTCTCGCGCCGATGGTTACGGCGTGGCGCTCGGGTGCTGCGCCGATGCAGCTCTATCCCGACGATATTTCGGAGGAGGGATACTCGGTCGAGCTTGCCGCAGAGACCCCGGTCACACGCACGTCGGCGACGCGGGCGCGCGAGGTCGAGATCGACGTCACGTTCGCGGGTCTGGTGGACACATCGAACAACTACAAGGCCCCGACCTCGGTCGAGATTGCATACCGCTGGCGGCTTCCCGGCGCGCCGTCCTGGACGGATGCCGGGTCGGAGACGTGGACCGGCGCGACAACCTCGGACCTGCGCACGACGAAACGGATCGTCCTGCCGTCGGAGGCCGAGGCCGGGGTCGAGGTGCAGGTCGAGCGGATCACGCCGGTTTCGGAGGAGATCGCGATCACGCACGCGGCCTATCTGACGGCGATCCGAACGGTCCGATCCGGGCAGCTCCCGAGCCATGACGGAATCGCCGAGATCGCGATCCGTGTCCGCGCCTCGGACCAGATCAACGGGCGGCTCGACCAGGTCAACGCGGTTGTGCAACAGCTCGCGCCGGTCTGGACCGGCTCGGCCTGGTCGGCGGCGCAGCCCGTCCGGCATCCGGCGTGGGTGTTCGCGCAGGTGCTTCGCGGGGGCGCGATCCGTGATCCTCTGCCGGACGCGCGGCTCGATCTTGCAGGTCTCAAGGCGTGGGCCGACGAGGAGCCGCATTGGACCTGCGATCTTGTGATCGACGGCCCGACCACGGTTGCCGAGGTTCTCGACGCGATTGCCTCGACCGGGCGCGCGCGGCGCGGAATGCGTGACCTGCGGCACGGGGTCGTCCGCGATCTTCCGACCGGGCCTGTCGTGGCGCAGTTCTCGCCGCGAAACTCCTGGGGCTTCACCGGGCGGCGCGTGTTCTCGCGCCCGCTCGACGCGGTCCGCGTCCGGTTCCGGTCCGAGCGGCTCGACTGGGAGATCGACGAGGTCACGGTTTATGCGGATGGCAAGACCGCCGAGACCGCGACCGAGATCGAGGTCCTCGACCTGACCGGCGTGGTCGTGATGGCGGACGACGAGGGCCTCGGCAACGTGTGGCGGCTTGGCCGATATTTCCTCGCCGTCGCGGCCCTGCGCCGGGAGGAGTTCGAGCTGCAATCGGACCTTGAACATGTCCGGTGCCAGATGGGCGACAAGGTGCGGATCGTCCACGACGTGCCCGGCTTCGGGGTCGGGCAGGGCCGGGTCAAGACCGTGACGGCGCAGGGCGAACACCTCGCGTCCGTAAGCCTCGACACCGTGATCGACGTCGAGGAGGGGACCCCGCTGCGGGCGCGCCTGATCTCGGAGGAGGGCGAGGACATTGCGTTCGGCATTCTCGCCGGGACGCCCTACGCGGACGCCGACGAGACGGTGTTTCCCGGCGGGTTGTTCGATCCCGTCCTCGCGTCGAAAATCTCGGTCGGGGATCATATCGTCCTGGAGGAGATCGAGACCGTCGCTTTCGAGGGCATTATCCGGTCAGTCCAGCACGCGGGCGATCTGCGCGCGCGGCTGACGATCATCCCCGCCGCCCCGGCGGTGCTGACCGCCGACACCGGGACGATCCCGGATTATGATCCGCAGATTACCGCGCCCCGCAACCTGTTCCTCGGCCCGCCGCTGCCGGTCGTGGCCGCGCTGATCTCGGATGAAACGGTCATGCGCGAGGAGCGGGACGGCTCGGTCGTGCCCCGAATCGCCGTCCGTGTCGGGCAATCGCCCTCTGTTGACGGTCCGCCCGCCGCGCACCGGCTGCGGTGGCGTCGTGACGTCGCGGGGTCGGCGTGGACCTATGGTGCGGCAGTCGCAGGCACCGCCCGCGAGGTGCTGACCGACGTCGTCGAGGAGGGGCTGTCCTACCGCGTCGAGATCGAGGCGCAGGACGCCCTCGGGCGCGCGCGGGGCTGGGTCGCGGCAGGCACGATCACGGCAGCGGCGCTGACTGCCGTCCCGCCGGACGTCGCGCGTCTGCGCGCGGGTGTGGCGGGCAGCTTGCTCAATCTCGCGTGGGACGACGGCGCGCGCCCTGACCTGCGGCAGACCGAGCTGCGGTTCTCGCCGCTGACGACCGGCGCGACCTGGTCGGCGTCCACGGCTCTTGCAACCGTGCCCTGGCCGGGGCGGGCCGCGACCGTGCCTGCCCGTCCGGGGACCTACTTCGCGAAGTGGCGCGACCACGGCGGGCGGGCCTCGGACACTGCGGCGGCGGTGGTGATCTCGTCGCAGCTCGTGACCTCGGTCAACGTCGTCGAGGAGGTCGCGCACGGCCCGAGCTGGACAGGCACGCTTGACGCGGTCGAGGTGATCGGCGGCGAGCTGGTCCTCGAACAGACCGGCGGCGTCTATCCCGGCGCGGGGGTGTTCGTGTCCGGCACGACGGTCGATCTCGGGCAAGTCTATCCGTGCGCGATCTCAGCCCTGATCGACGCGGCCTCGACCAACGACGACCAGCTCGTCGAGGACTGGGGTCTCGTCGAGGGGTTCGGCCTGGTGGACGTCGGCGACGCGGGCGGATGGGAAGTTCGGGCGGAATACCGGACCACGACCGACGATCCCGCTGGATCGCCGAGCTGGTCGGACTGGTCCGAGATCGACGCGG